ATGGATTGTCGACTGTTGTTAGCATGGCGGCCATTATCCTTTCAACCCCTCCTTGAGTGTGGTCAATGAAACACCTAAAGCACTAGCTATCTCAGCTTGAGTATAGCCTGCGGCTGACATTGCACGAGCTCTATTAATCTTAGCGGAAGTCATCTTGTACTTGAAATCACTCTTAGGTGTAGCTAAGTCACGCACTCTTTCTAGATTAGCGTTGTTTAGAATAGCCTTCAATCTACTATCACTAATAGCAAAAGACTGAATAGCATCCCATTCTCTATCTGTTATGTGAATGTCTGTCTTGCTAGCACCTGTCCTACGCCTGGCACGAACGAGCTCTTGACCTTCAATCTTCTTAAGAGTCTGCGAATTCATACCAGGATTGGCTGCACGCTTGGCCGCTACTGCTGCATTGGCAAACAGCTGGGCTTGTCTTTCCCTAGGAGGGTTGGTATTTGCAAGGGTCAGCTTACTATTAAGAGAGGCCACTTCATGCTTGTATACAGCTGCTGCAGAAGCCGAACGAGTAGGGGCCTTAATGCTATAAGCTTCTTTCCTTGCCTGATTAGACAAAGCCTTCATCTTGTTGGAGTAATCAGCATAGGTACTCTCCATCCGTGTACCGGATGAGAGATTCCTTGCATCCTTTTCTAACTTTAGTCTCGCTACTGGTTCCTTAATTAAAGTGGTACGCCCTTTTGAATCTGTTCGGGTAGCCCCAGTTGGTGTATAAATTAATTCTCCAGTACGAGGATCAACAGGACCGCCTTCACTCATACGCCTTGGTTTGCGTTGAGGTGTGTATACATTGGATCCAGCCCTGGTAATAAGAGTTGCTGATCCTTTATTAGGGCCGCCTTGATACCTAGTTTTAAGAGCGGCTATACCATGGTCTATAGCAGAAGCCTTATAGTTTAGCTCGTGCCTTTCCGAATCAATAACAACCATTGAATGTTTAACAGCTCGAGCTAGCTCATCGGGCTTTGCTCCTTTGATTGTCATATCTGCAATCAGGTTGGTAATTTTACCCATCTGATTCTGTTTCTCGCTAGGAGAAATTACTTTCATTCCTTCATACTTTGGATATGCAGACTTAGGATCAAAATCTTTTAGTGCAGTTAAAGCAGGAGTAGATTTAATAAGACCTTTATTATTAGGAATCACCATTACAAAATCGCCATCGAAGTCTGCACCAGATAAGCGTTTTGCTACATTAGGGTGGATTCCTACAGCATCAGGTGCATTACCAATAACTGATTTTACTGTTGGTGTTTTATTATTAACTGTCAGTTCTGGAATCTCAAACGTTCCGCCGTGTGGGTAACGAATAAGAGCTACTTTTTCTCCATTGTTATAGTTAGGAGCATAAATTTCAGTCTCTTTCATACTGTTAAATGGAAGAATAGCGTGGTATGATGATCTTGGAAGAGCAGCAACCTTCATATGTACCGCTGCGGCATCAGCTTTCTCTGCATACTTGTTCAACAGAAGCTTACGAACAGCAGGATTCGTAAGGGAATTAATCGTATCAAATTCGGCTTTCTCTTTCTCATAATTCATATCAAGCTGACTCTTAGCTAGGGATACACTCTGCTTTGAAAGAACCTGTGGTGACATCTTTCTAGACCAAGTATCCCAATCTCCTTCTTCATGAACCATATTCATCGCCGAAACAACTTTGCCGGTCTTAGGATCAGTCCTAGGAGGTTTGGTCAAAGCTCCAAAAGGATCATCCGGATTACCAGTTACCGGCTTCATTACGTCTTTCTTATTACCAGTATTACTTTTATTGGTATGAAATTCAAGATCTACCCCAGGAGGCAAGTCTTCTTTATATAATGCCATACCTTTTAGATAATGAGTATCATCTACAGAAACGCGAACTTGAGCGTATCGAGATTTACCTAATGAAATATCTTGTACGCCAGGACGAACATAAATCATACCATCAGCATCAGAGCCACCATCTTCAGCGTATTTGACTGCAATTCGCTTAGAATCAATTGATAGCGGTGGTTGATGCTCTCTATAAGTACGTCCTCCATCATCAGAATATTCATTAAGCTGACTAATCTTATTCATGTTGGTCTTAACATCTTTGTATGTCGTTCCTGGAGGAGTGACAACCTTAATGATTGTTTTCTTTCCAGGGGCGGTGCCAAGTTGATCTATTTGAACTTTATGAACTTGATAGCCTTTATCCTGAAGGAGAGAAACAGCAGCCTTCAGTTTTGTATCGGATATTCCAAGTTGAGGCATATTCTCAACACCAAAACCAACATCGACATATTTTCCTTTATCGACGTGTTCCTGTATCAAGTTTGCTGTGGTGTGAAGAATATCGAGTCTATCTTTTTGACCTGGTGCCAGAAGACTACGAACGGAAGATTCATTCAAGTTCATGCTACGACCGATAGCTGAAGCAGAATATCCCTTTGCTCGAAGTTTCTCAGCTTGAGCAATGGTCGCTTGCTTCTGTTCATTCTTTGCTATTGTTTTCTGTGCGCGAAGTTGAGTAGTAGACATACCCAACCCAGCAGCAATCTCAGTCTCAGTCATGCCTTGCTTTTTAAACTTATCGATCTGTTCCAACAACCATGAATAAGCACTTGAGTCTCCGCCTTCAGATTCGTTCTCTCCACCAGATCCCCAAGCATATCTACCAGAGTGACGCTTAGTACCGTAGTGCTTCAAATAATAGTTAGGATCTTGAATCAGCATTATAGTACCTCCGCTCTGAGTATACTGATATGCTTGTCAAACATGACAATTTTATCCATGATATGAAGTATTATGTCTGGATCGGGTTCATAGATACGGATATCATCATGTTGGTAAATGCGAAGTTCAATTTGAATATCAAAAGGTTTCATTCGATATTCGAGACAGAACAAGGCGGCATAGATTTCCAATTGATGTTCAGATGCAGGCATTCTACCTGTTTTGAGATCATGAACTCGAAGTTTGTTATCACGAAACCCTATAGCATCTGACGTACCGAAACAGTTTTCAGAATAATATAACATCTGTTCCGGGGACAAACGAAAACCAAGAGCATCATTCACATACATATTCAAAGTCTTGCGGGTGCGAGGTAATTTAACTCCAAGCTTAATAAGCTGATGAGCTAAATCGTGAAGGTCTGTTCCTCTTTGTGTCGCAAGCATTGAATAATAAGCACGTTCCATCTTTTCGAGATCGTAGTTAATCCAATGATACTTACTAGCGCCTAGAAACGCGTGTTGACCTGTGAGAATTGAATGCTTGTTGAAGATCATTCAAAACTTCCTCTTCAGTCTCAGGAGAAATAAATCTCGCGAAAGACATATCATCCATTCTTTCAACAAAATATCTTTGATTGGGTCGAACCTGTGTCGGGTTAGATTTCACTTCCAAGGCTGCCCATTGATCATCATACAAAACAATAAGGTCTGGTAGTCCTTGAATGTAGTTTGGATCATTCTTCAAAATAAGACTACCAGGAAACAAGTATTCCAACTTCTTAATCAATTGTGTTTGATAGTTGCCTTCTCTCATTGTGCCTCCATGAAAAAACAAAAAGGCGTTGCATGGTAGTCCTTATGCGTCCTATTCTATTATATGCCATGTATTTCTTACAGCTTAATATATATTTTATGTATTAAGCATAAAACGATGTTTACTAGGCCAACAGGGTTTATTGGTGTGTGCTGATAATCCAACGTCCGAATCTAACAACCCAAACCTCATGGCTGCCTCTATTGAGGAGGAAAAACGTTCGCCAGTATCGATTTCGATAATTGAATGAACGATCCTTGGTTTCTTTTGTATTTGCTGACGATACGTAATTGCGAACCACCGTGGTCTCCACATAAGATTATCCACGTTATTGTTAGAACGATCCCCATCTAGATGAATAGGAGTGTCAAACGATGCATTCATAGGTTCTTCTAAAAAAGCTTCTGCTACCAGCGTGCTTATCGATCTTTTATACTGCATTTGGTCCACAAAGAAACCCACATACAAAAAACCTTCTCGATTTTGTGAGGGTTTCAACAATCGATTCGTACGATCGTTTCGAACAGCTCCTAAAGAACTGATGGAATACCCTGGAAAATTATAAATTTCTTTCCAACGCTCCACATCCACCCCACTGACATGTCGTTTTGTCATTTAATTTGGGCAAAGAGTTTTTTAATATTCACTACTTAATATCTATTATAATATATATTAACTATAACATTCTGAGAAAGTTTTTTACAAAATAAATGGCATTTTTGGCAGAATCAGAGGTCTAAACTCTTCCCACTCGAGAACGTAGTATCATTTATCCACTTTTTGTAGTTAAAGTTTTGCTTTTTACTCAAAGCCTGCCATATCAGACTATCTATCATAGACTCTGATTTCAATATGTAGTACTTCAAAATTTTGTATCCGGTGTCGAGACGATCAATCCGACCATGGGCTTGATGAAATAGTCGATATGAATAAGGTAGAGAGTAAAAAACAACAGTATCTGTGGTTGTACAATTCCATCCTTCTGCTCCAGCTGAATATTGCACAAGATAAATCCATCGTGCTCCGTCAGGTAAAGCATCATGCTTATGCCCATTCCATTCGGCTGTAATTATCTCTTCCCCAAGGCGCCTTAGAATTTCCAGCTCGAAGTCAAAGTTGTAGAAAATAATCATTGCAGGATGATCCTGAATCAAATCTTGTATAGCACGAAGTCGAGACGGATCAGAATTGACTATCTTCCTCATAACCAGGAAAAACTCAATCACATTTCTCATAGGTTTTTGCTCATATATATTCCAACGATCCCTACGAGCCTTGTTGATGAGATTTTTGTCGTACTTTACTGGAACGATCGTAGACACTCTAGTGGTCTTTTTTTCATATGGCATATCCACAAGAATCATATTCCTTAATCTGAGTAGCTTTCCTTCACCAACATAACGATCAACCTTAGGAAACTTGGTGAATGTGTTATAGATTACGTGTTCGTTCTTAAACTCTGTCCGATTCTTATAGAATCCATTAGCAACGAACACTGGAATATAGTCCAACCAAGTATCACCTGGTGTAGCACTCAGCATGATCCAGTTGTTTTTTTTAACGATCTTGAGGAACGACTTTGACCATGTCCCACTACCTATGACACGTTGCTCATCCAAGATGACAAACGCGCCCTCAATATCCACATACTTTTGTATGTTGTTCCAGCTGTCTACAGTTAGCACTCCGGCTACGGTCGCTCCACGTTCCTTACCAATCCCCAGCAGTGCCGCTTCTCTCTCCCAATCCAGAGCATCCCTTTTCTTCGCAGTGGTGAAGACATAGATATCTTTTGGCCGCTCATGAAGTTGATAGTAATATAGCGCCACCCGTGTCTTACCACTACCAACCCCACCCCAAAGAATCTTTCCGTTCCCCATCCTCCACAAAGCATCTCGTTGGTGTTTCTTTAAATAATCATCCATCACATTCCTTGAAAAAATTAAGTCATGACTCCAATAAGAGGCCAGTTATTTACAGCCCCGTCTACTGCATTAATGGGACTCGCGAATGCACCAGCAACAGTGCTCTGGTAGAAAGCTCCATTCGGGTTGGCTGAAATAGCGGCCGTTGGTAGAGCTGTAGCGGCATTGTTGTAAGCACGAAGAGTGGGTTGTGTTACAGGTGATCCTTGTCCGGCACAACCTAACCAGTAAACTCCAGGCGCGAGTGGAGGAAATCCGACCGTACTGACTTGGGCCGTCACAGCACTGGTCCCAGGAACGGTCCCCGCGTCCAGCAAAAGTGTTGATGGCATAAATGCACCATTGTCCGCAGCAATACCGAGTCGAATAATCGAGCCAGCCGAGCCGACTATTGTAATATCAACTCCGAGTGCAAGTATGGTGGTGGTTTGAGTAATTGTTATCGGGCACCAGTATGCTCGTGCATTAGTTATAAGAAGCGTATTTCTAGGACCCGAGATTGTACCCCATTTCCCTGATGCAGTCAGCATAAGGTTGGGCCCTGTTACACCCTGTGGTCCTACTGGTCCCTGTGCACCTGTTGCACCCTGTGACCCTTGAGCTCCTGTTGCGCCAGTCGGTCCCATGGTATTAAAGCGGAAAGTCCACGCTGATAAACCGGTCTTTTCGTACATGTCGCCATTGGACAGGTTGATGTACCAGTCGCCGATTAGTCCGGCTGGGCCCGCTGGGGCTCCCAAGCCGCTGAACCACTTTTCTCCTGGTGTACCGCTCGGGCCCTGGGAACCGGTAGCACCCGTTGCACCTTGAGCTCCTGTTTCACCTTGCGGTCCTGTGAGTCCTATTGGTCCCTGGGAACCGGTAGCACCCGTTGCGCCTGTTGCACCGGGCCGGGTCAGCCAAACCGTCATCGGCGCGTTGGTGACCATCTGGGAGCCGCCGCCGGCAAGAGAGACCGATGGCAGTGTCCAGTAGGTTCCGTGGTCAACCGCGGGGGAGTTGATGGTCCAGATCTGGAACTGGGTCGGGTCGGAGAACCTCTGCAGGGTGATCTGGTCGCCGACTCGGATCGTGGCCACCCCGCCAGACACCCCGAGCCCGTTCATGTCAAGGTCGTTCAGCGAGATCGAGGTGGCCGACATCTGGGAGACGATATCGTTCCAGAGCAGGTAGCCCGAGCCGGGGTCGCCGATGGTGGTCGAGGTATTCGCGCGGTAGGAGAACAGATTGGCAGACTGCCCAGCCGGACCTTGCGGTCCTGTGAGTCCTACTGGTCCCTGTGGACCCGGAACAGTTGAATCTTCTCCTTTAGGTCCTGTAGCTCCTGTTGCACCTGTAGCTCCTGTGGCACCTGTATCGCCTGTTGCACCCTTGGGTCCTACGGGTCCCATAAGTCCTACTGGGCCCTGAGGCCCAGGATCACCATCTTTTCCTGTGTTTCCTTTTGGACCTTGTACACCCTGCAAACCCTCTGGTCCAGGAGGTCCTATCGGTCCTGGAACAGTTGAATCTGCTCCCTGCGGTCCTGTTGGTCCAGGCGGGCCTGTGAGTCCTGGAGGTCCTGGAGGTCCTGGATTGCCAATTGCACCGTTAGCCAACAAAATAACTTTTGGAGCAGACTCTATATCCATGTCGACTGTGGGGGGAGGTTTGATTTTAACCTTGACTGGTTCTTCAATTTTGACTGATATGTTTGCTATCTCATCGAGTGACATCTACCGTACACCCCACACTTCCTTGCACGATAGTGCGAGGATATGAGTCATCAGGCATCCACTGCAAATCCCAGACACCAGAGAACTTACTCTTACCCAAAGGTATCAGTTCTTGTGTTTGTTCTCCGGTCAAAAACAAAATAAGAGCACCCTGTGAAGCCCCATCGTCGTTGATGGCAAAACTGGTGACTATCTCATCAACGGTACGATTCAGCTTTATCTGTGCATTGAATGTTCCTACGATATCTATGGGATCACCATTGATATCAGTGCAATTCAACGTGAACTCGAAACCGTCTCCAGCATAGAAACTAAGATCTAGTACTGGTGGTTGGACATCAATTCCGGCCATAGGTTCCCTTTCGAAAAAAAGAAAAACCCTTACTCCTTGTAAGGGGAGTTTAGGTCGAGTGCTTAACGCAGCTCTTTGGGGATGATTACTAGGTCGCCAGAATAAGAGCGGACAACAAGGTCACCTCGTTCGTGGGCTTGGTCGATTGCTTTGCTCTCCTGCTTGTTCACATAGCTGCCGATGGCAACTACTGCGACGATGCAGGCAGAGTAAAAGCTATAAACTTTAACCTCTTCTTGGTGGTCCTTGGTCCAGTTCTTGATCTTGGAAATCATGGTGGTATTCCTTTCAGATTTGGGTTTGGGGTCTCATTATATACTATGTAAATTGTGCGAATTATACCACTTGTGAGAGTGGTGAAGAGCCCACGTTGGGGGTACGGGACCCTCCACCACTCTCTAGATCCCATGGGGGATGACTGGGACCTACCCTGGACCGACCAAATTCACCCCAGCCGATCAGTCCAAAGCTGCGTTATGGTAGTACTCCCTGTCATCTTCCGAGAGAGACATCCAGAAAACCATCATCTCTTTGGGCGAGACCTTCTTCTCCTCTGTCGAAAAGAACGCCATGAGTGCTTTGACTGAGTTTGCCATGTTACTCCTCTGCACGATCAAAATTCAACTCGAACGCTTTGTTTGTATAGACTTTAAACCCGCGACCCGCAGACAAGATCCAGTCACCAATAAACGCTTTGGTTTGTCGCTCATTCAAAGGACGGTTCACATTCCACACCTTGATGAACTTGGTGGGAACACCCTCCTTAGTCAGTTTCTGCTCTCTGAACTCACCCTGGCACCAGCCAGCTACGTCTTTGATGTTATCTTCGTTGACTCGAACAGCATCGATGAAAAACAGTTTTCGAACATATCGTTCGGCTTGTACCGTCATAGAGTCCTCTTCTACTTTGTAAGCGGGGCAGTCCAAACTGAGCGCCAAGTCTGCTCTCCGGCGAGACCATCAACCTTAAGCTTCTTCTGTGTCTGATATTTAACAGTCACGTCTCTGGTTTGCCGACCAAACCTACCGTCGGGCACGATGATCCATCCGCGATCCTTCAACCTTTGCTGATATTTCTGAATACCAGGACGATCGGCTACCTTATATCCAGAGTGGTTCTTGGGGTTTTTCGACTCGATTCCCATCCAGTGTCCAGCTGGGAATGGGAATGCAGGAAACGCGGGTGGCGGAGTAGAGCCACCTCCCAAATTCTTACTACGAGCTAGAGCGGTCTTAGTTGCAGCATCCTGCACAGAGCCCATGAACTCGTAGTGCATAGCATCCTTACGACCTTGATAGTCTCCGCCCCAGCGAAAACCATAAGCGTTCCACAAGTCCGGCATCCAACTAGGCATGTCGGTCTTCAGCGGAGAAGTATATGGGTTTCGAGGAGCATTGATATCTACAGCAATACCCCAGCTGTGATTACTGGGAGTACTCGTTCCTGCGATCGCTCGGCACGAATATCCCCAACATCCGTAGCTTGCGTTGCCCGCAACCCCAAACCGATAGCCTCGGTTCGAGCATTCCTTGACCAGACGAGAAATCAGCTCACAAAGCTCGGAACGAACGCCACCGGGAAATGTGACCCGTCCCCACTTAGTGTCTACATAGAAACTTCTGTTGATGCGACTTGTTTGACAATTAGGCCAACCAGCTCCCCAGCTTGAGTGTGCCATTATTTGTCCTCTTCAGTAACGGTGTTCTCGTCGCCTTCTTCTGGCTCATCGGGCCACTGATTGCGCTCAGGATTGGGTTCGGCCAGAGGTTGCTCACTCATGAGGTTCCCTTTCTTGTCTTGGAGCCATTCATTTATGGCGTCCTTGAGAATTACAGGATCTTTTAGCTTTGCGCGAAGAGACATCGTTGACACAAGACCAGGTATTACCATTTGGCCCGGTATTTCCTCCTGAGACATTGTCCCTCCTTTAAAACACAGTAATCAATGAGACCGCACAATTAATTATCAATAGAAGGAGTATCATCAAAATCCCTTGGAGGGGGCTGAATTTCAGACGCACTTTGGCCACCCCTTTCGGTACGACCCGCGATGAATCCCGCCAACAAACCAATGAGGGTATTGATCGAGTCTGAGACCAGTGCCCAGGCACCAGCTGAATTAATTTCAGGAGCCAGTAAAGATCTAAGTGCAACAGCTATGCCAGCACCTATAACACTGGCACAAATCGTCAATGTCACAATTAGAATTAGAATATCGCCGGTTGATCGTTCAAGCAATCTCTTCCACACCGGCCAACTTCGCCTCCTCTCATTACCTCCGTTCAGCGGCATCGTCAATTTCAGCATATTTAAGTTCAAGTGCATCTTCTTCGATAGTCACGAAAATAGATTGAAGATACGCCTTAATCCCATGCTTATCATTAACAGCCCACTCGTAAGGACGCATAATGAGATCTGCGGTCGAAATATCTGCCCAGTCAAGAAGCTCGACTTCATGCTCACCGAGATTTGTTCGTCCTCTGCTTGAAATCATAACTACTCGAGGAGGACGGCCTTTGAAGTTGACTGAAACCTGAATATAAGCCTGCTCAGGTTCACCCTCCTCGCGAGGCTTCAACCACTTAACATTCCATCCATCTTCGGACATCTCTTTTGCCAGCTGCTCATCTAAGAGAACCCCGAAGTTGCGGTCTCCTTCCCGATTGTACATTCCTTCCCGACCAGAAAAATTTCTAAAAATGATCCGAGCATTCTCAATGACCAGGGTATTGTCATTACGAGCCATCATCTTCTCCACTCTACGTCAAGAAATCCTTCAGGATCGCCGAACTTATTAATCGTATCGATGGCCTCATCTACAAGACGGTCATAATATGATTGATCTATCTCGACACCTTCGCATCCAAGTGTTTTCGCAAGCTTAGCTTCTACCCAGAAATAACCCTTCGTACCCGTCACAGCATAGCTTTTATCATCCTTGACTCGAAGGAGAATTCCTCCGCCAGATTCCTGGGTAACTGGTAGAAATTGTCCAATGCTTCCGATAAAATGCCTGCCCTGATAGTTGAACATGGGCTTCTGTACAGCATCAAAGTCGAGATACATCGCACCCTGAGTTACATGCTTTGTCTCGATTTGATCATCGAACCCAATTATCTCATGACTGAACAGCTTCTTGAATACGTAAGGATGTTGGAATTGAGCTCCTACAGCATGCCATTGGCCGTCTTCCCTAGCCACATAGACAGCATCATTTACAAGGCAGAACCTGTCGTACGTAGTCTCATGCTCGAAATCGTAACCGTATTTCTGACCAAATTTGATCACGAAATCGATGATCTCCGGAGACGCATCGGGAATCTTGATCGAATCCGTCTTAATATGGGCTACGATGAAACCTTGTTCTTGTACAGCATATTTTAGATCGATCATGAATAGTGCACCACGCTTAGCAACAATGTTGTCCTTGTTCCGAGTATCTCGGAAAAGGGTATCGTACTTAGCAGAGGTGTAACCATATACACTATTGATTACAATCTTCAGTGCATGAGACAGTGTTTCTGCCCTATCGAGATTTGAGTTGTCGATACCTTCCAAAAATGGAATGAGTTTCCCATCCAACATCTTTCGAGCGGCATCAAAATCTTTATGCTTGATAGCAATCCGAGCGTCCTTCAAAGCCGAAAAATTCTTAGTAAATCGGCCAAAAAGATTAAGTTGCTCAATACTTGTGGGGTGCATGGAAGCAACATCCAGTACAGCTACGTTATGATAAATGCCTGGTTCAGCATACACATAACCACCTTCGCCTGTAATTTCACCACGATATGTGGATACTCCAAGATCAAAATGATATCCAGGAAAATCTTCGCGGAGATCTGTGTAGACAAAAGCATCTTGTGGACGACGTTCGTTGCCGAATATAATCTTGGCTGTGTGCTTCTGAGTAGGATCATTTACAGAGAGTCCGCTCAAACCGGCCAGGATTTGTCGAGCTACAAAATCCTGCTCTCTCGCTATAAATGTTGCCTCAGTCGCAAGAACATCGTTGACACAATACTCTTCTACTCTGATCCATTCACTCGGATCGACGGGCTCTTCCCAGGGGAAATCGAGCTCCATGTAGGGGTGTCCAAGTTCAACTTCCCATTTCTTGAGACCCTGTTTCTTCGAGCTGAAATCCCAGACGTCAGCATACGATAAATTATAAGCTTCGCCGAAAGTGGCGCCGACGTTATTATTAATGATTTTCTGAGAGAGTTTGAATAGTGTCTCATTATCATACCCCATAAATCTCGCGTAGAGGATGTGGTTATCATACCTTCTATTGTTGAATCCCACTAACTTGAATCTAAATAAAGCCTCGACTTCACTAGATGTAGGATTGATCATTCTTGTAACTGTGTCATCCTGAAATTTCTTCCAGCAAATAACAAACAGATTTGGATATACTTCACAGTCGAAGAAAACCAAAGGACCATCCATCTTGGGTTCCTTTGAAGAATTCTCTGACTTGAATCTCATTCTTTGAACAACTTTGAGACTTAAAAGGGGCTGATTCGTAGAGTTATTGGCGAAGGCTACAATCTTAGGTTGCATATCAGTCACGTCGAACGTCATACCTGACTCATATGACTCTTCAAGAATCTTATAGATGAAGTCGATCGAAGGTTTAGTTCCTGGATGAATTTCTTTTCTCAGATTTCTTTCGATCAGATCTCTAAGGCCTTTCTCACTCTTGATAACCCTTGATTCCAACACTTTCTTTTTCTCCTTGAGTGGAAGCCCGGTCCGGAGAGTTGCGATTGGTACACTATTACACTTGGTGAGCTTTCTCCTCAAAGAGGCGTTCCCCTGAAAAACCTTTACTTCTATTCCAGGAGAATATTCATTTGCTAACTCTGAGACGTCACCGCTGTAATTATAGTGAAGATGAACCCCATGACCACTCTTGCTCAACTCAGCATAGGTAGGAGGCCAATCACTGGCCGCTTCGAGGTTCTTCTCCAAAGATTTGATTCCAGACCTGCCCTTAAGATCAAAATCAATGACAATATGTTGCTCTGGAACCTTGACATAATGTAACTGAGAAGTATCAATCTCAGACAAAGTTGTCTTTACATTAGACCAACGATGACGAGGAGATTCATCGTCCTTAGCCTCTTGTGCCGGAAGATCAATAAATTCATTGTCGAACAATGAAATTGTCTCATCGATCACCAAAGAATATACATCATCCCCACGAGGGGCTTTGAATTTATTTGCATTGAATCCAGAGAAATAACTCCGGTAAGAAACTCCGTCAATCACGATACGCTCATGGAATTCATCGAAATAACTCCTGAGCTCTTCTCTGAATTTCATCATAGGGAGTTTGAATTCAACCCCGGCATCAACGCAGAATTCCTTATACAGAGCAAAAGCAGGTTTAAGAGCAGCCCCGTCATCAGCTTTAAATATATCGTAGTACGATTCGATGAAGTTGAAGAATGCATCGGTTTGATACATCATCTCAAGTGGGCGATAAGCATTGTAATGGTTTTTACCCAATGTGAGATATACTTCAAGACAGTATTGAGCAATTGCTCCAAGCTCGAATTCAATCCTCGACATCAAAGCGTTGTAGTGATTGTTCGGAATTTTTCTACCGCTAGGATGAATATCAATCAACCTACGAATCAATCCAGATTTGGAATCTGTGATCTTAACCGGCTGATTAGTACCCATGAAAACCAAAGCGTTTGATTTGGCATCATAGGTACGCTTGTATTTCTCATTGAAACGCATAACCTCGTGGGCAACGATTGAATTGAGCTTCGTATTGTCGCTCAGACGTGAAAGATCACCGTCGTGCTGAATAGCCACCATCGGATTTTCACTGAATGCTTCTGTGGCAAAAGACCCATTTGAAGAACCAAGAGCTTTCGCATCAAAAGTAGAGGTATAGCCTTGAAATAGCGATTCAATGATGTTGATTATAGTGGACTTACCACTACCGGTAGGGCCATAGAATACGAAAAATTTCTGAATCTTAGTTGAGTCTCCAGAAACAATCGACCCTATGGCCCACTCGATCTTCTCTCGTTCTGAAGGTTCATACAAAGTACCGACAAGCTCATCCCATGCAACACAAGATCCTGGTTCCAAAGCATATGGCAGTCGTCGGCTAATATAATCCGTCTTCTTCACTTCAGTGTTGGAAAATGTTAAAGTGGTATCCAACTGATGATTGTTGTCTTTGATCTCCTTGAGGGTTTTACGATACTTGGACCATCTACCATTATCGCTGTCCTCGAGATATTTGGCTTCGTACATCCCTGGATTTTTACGCTCAGCCTCTAGGATGAACCGGTTCAAATCCGCATCTACAAGACGGGCAACATCGTATTCGTCCGTAGACCAAAGACCAATTTCTTCATCCCAAACAGCATAAAAATCGCCCCCACGAACCATAAGGTCTGTGGATCGATGTACACTAAACTCGGGATATACTTCGTAAACGCGGTTCTTCCCTTCTTTGATTCGGATTTTGTAAAAATCCATCGGCATCCTACTTTCAAATATATTCTTCTTCATGCTCGATGAAATAAGCGTTCATTTGATACCAGATTTCAACATTGCGCTGATCTCGTCGAGGATTATTCAGTGGAAATAGACCGCCTTTCCCATCACGATCATATGTCCTCCAAATAACTCTGTCTAGGATGGCATCAATCTCTTCATATGGATATAGAACGTTGTCGTTATACTTCTCAAGATCAAGGTGTTCTAACAGTTTCCAGAACCAAGACCTTGGTTCGTGATTCGTGTCGAATGCACACCTATAAGACAACGCTACAACCATTTCGAGAAATGAACAACCGAGACCCATCCATGAATCTTCAGACTCTCGATTGACAGACTCGAGAAATTCGTGTCTGAGATATACTCCATCACCCACACGATTATCATCATTAGGAACAAACCATACAAACTCTTTCTTATACATATGATTAAAGAGAGTCCAATATGTTTTAGATGGATTTCTCAACTTCGGAGAAGCCGCTTTGGAGTAGAGCCATGTGAGATATAGCTCATCGAGCGGCTCAACTTTGTTAGTAGTCTCCACCGACATATGAATTGTCATTCTCTTGCATCTCTTCCCACGTTTGGGGCATCTTGGTGATCTCCGCCCACAAATCATACTTTTCATTACGGATGAAGACAACATTTGGGTCATTAGACCCGTATCCAAATCTCAAGTTTGCTCGTCCAGCATAATCCTCGAGATCAATCGGTTCATCTTTATCGTCAGCCAGAGTGTCTGAGCCTTCGTAAAATGTCCAACAGACACGATCTTCACTGTCTTCTGAATACTCATCTTCCGAGACAATATAAGGATGATTTGAACTACGTGTCTTCATCTCCTCCTCGTAATTGAACACAACGACCACGACTTCCTCCACTTGAGTTCCTTCTTCAGCAGCATCAGCCCATTGCTTTTGCTGCTCCTCCCATACTTCTTTTCCTTCGCGCATTCTTCTTTCCAAGGGCGTCTCTACGTGGAATGATGAATTGTAGTGCTCTTTTGCAGCAATAATTTCTTCGTTCGCGGCATCGGCATAATACTGTCGGAGACGCTTATCAGCAGTCTTGTAGCCGATAACAACTCCTCCAACAAATGCGATTGTTGAAACCCCCACAACGAGAATCGGTTTGCGAGTAATAAATTTCCAGAACTCGTCCATGAGGTCTCCTAGATTTTATCGTAGATGACGCCGTCAACATTAAAATCGAGAAGAACAGACCCCTCTCGAGCATTTACGAAATCTCTGGCCCTGGGATTTCCGTGATTATAGACTCCGAAATCAATATAACCATCGCCGTCACCATCACGAATCCAGCCAACAACAGAACCCGGCGTCGTCCTTTCAAAACCGAGCATGTCATAGACATCATTTAAAAACACGTGTCCTCTCGAACGTAGAAGATCATTCGCATAATTCTGCTGGCATTGGATGAACATAGAGTTGTAATCTGGGTGCCGATCCCAGTGTCGAGAATATTCATCAAAGAATCTCGCATAACCCGACGTTGGGCCGAAGCCTACCCTCTTGACGACGTCCTTAGACTTCTTTCCGTTGTCATCGACAATAGTCTTCTCTTCTTCGCGAACTCCATATCGAAATTCCCGATCTTTGTCTTCGCCTAGCTCTGTAACGACCCTATCTCTATATTCGCTGAAACTTCGATCAATGGCAGCATATGCAGCAGTCAAAGCAACATTTCGCTTTGTAAGGATATTGTTAGCACCTACAAGACAACCGATGGAGAATGCACCGAGACAAACAGCAGGCAGATAAAGCTTGACAACCTTAACTGCACTACGAATATAAACGTAAGCCGTGTCCTGCTCTCGATCCTGTTCCGAATACTTCTTGTGTTGCAACTCTCTTACATTATCGAGATCCGTCTGAGCCGAGACAAGAACTTCCTCCAGCTTCAGAGTTGCACGACAAGCAACGACTGTAGTCGCAACTACACCGACAATTCCCGTTACGAACAGGATCCTAGGAGAATGCTTCTGTCCTTGCAGAACCGAACGACTGATGATTCTCATTGCTCCATCTGGCACGCATTTCATAGTACTAAACCTTTCCTTGTAGTTTTAGCCGCATATATACGGCGATGACCTGGTTGTCGGGCATTCTCTTTACTTTTTCAGCCCATCGCTTACTTGGATATGCAACAATAATTGCATCTCGCATCTGCACTGCACTAGCCATTATCGCAAGGGTTCCGGTTTCGGTAGATCAAGCAAATATCCTTCTCTAACTCGATCAATACCAGAACCCGTGAGTTCTGTCCAACCCCATTTCTCATCAGTGTAGTTTCCAGTCACACCAAGAAGATCATAAAGATCGGATACTGTTGTTTGTTCATATCTTGAAAGAAGATCATAGAGACGTTCTAGAACCTCTTCGGCTTCGACTCTAGTCGGAAGAATGATCTCGTCGAAGTTGTGAGTAGCTCTAGCTCGTCTACTCAGAACCTTTTCGTCTCGTTTTGCGTACGATGATCCAGTCGAATAACGAGTGTATGTCGATTGAGTCGGTGTTACGCTGTATGGTGGCCGATACCCTCCTGATCTCCGAGGATTAGATCGGGCATCACCAAATAACATCCGTTCAACGCCTTGACTCACAGCATCCGCCATCGTGTCTTTGGCTGCCGGAATAAGAACGTCGAATAAAACGAAGCCCCATGCTGTTTTAGCATCTTGTCCAACAAAGATTTCCCGGAATCGCTTATTTAAAGGCTTCTTACGGCGTACGACTTCTCCGGAAACAACCTTATCAATTTTCTTCGGTTCAGTCTCGGGCTGTTTCAAGTCTGGTCGTGTCGCACGAGCAGAATTACTGGGATAATCTTCCATCATCATCCTTCAAAAAAGAAAAACCCATACTCCTGGTGGAGTATAGGCTGAGAAATTACGCGTGATGGATATGAAAAATGTTCTTCTCACCTTGCCAAATAGCGATGATCTCATCAATCGATTTGTCTGTGTACTGCTTGCAATGTTCAGCTAGCACTGCACCCATAACCATTGAGCCTGCGACGATAGTTACGGAGTCGTAAATATTTTCGGGATTAGTGTTATGAGTTACAATGCCAGAGATAATCTTGGCAGCACCAGCACCAACGATGAATGATACAATTCGTTTGGCGATAAGTGTCTTGGACATGACATTTCCTTTCGGGTAGGGGTCTCATCATAAGGGTTGTAAAACTCGCGATGGAGGGCGCAGTTTGTTTTCCTGTGTCCGGTCAGGAAATGAGTTGTCGTTTAAAGTTAGCAACTCGTTGGGCGCGAGACCCTAAGCTGCCCTGCCAACTCCCAGTCGCAAATTTATACTTCGTTCTTACTCTCTTCTGAAGAAATATAATTCTTATTCAATTCAGCCAAACGGGTCTCAAGATGCTTACGCTCATCATCTGTAGTCAAAGTGGGAAGACTGACGTCCTCTACAGCACGAACAGGAGGAATATTGAGAGAGCTGCCATCAAGACCAGCGGCCAGATCAATGGGGACAATTCCTCGTATAAACGCCGCACTCGATTCCGCATCTGTCACCAACTCGATAAAAAGCTCCGAATATGCATCAGTCTGTAGAAATTCGTCCGAGAGTTCCTTAGACTTGATGAATCGTTTATTATCCGTGCTTCGAATACCGTAAGATTTGACTACAATTTCCTTGAAAGTCTCAATAATGGCTTTTCCGTCTTCCGAAGCCACAATTTTCTTCAAGAACTCAGACAACCCACCCTTTCGACTGAGCTCCATTTCCGCAATTTCTGCCTTTGACAGATGAAAATAGAAATCCTCTGTGATCGGCGTTCCTTCAAGATCTCGATATGTGATCGTTTTCTTGAACATCCCAATCCTTTGCAGTAGAAGAGAAAAACCTAAACCCTATGTGTTAGCATAGGGCTTAGATCTTTGATTCCTTTTTAGGAAATCAGGCCTTATCTTTGGATTCGATCTCTGGGGCCGGATCGCCATCAAGTTGTTCAACCTGACTGCAGATGACCTTGGCTCCAATAAGGACTGTCAACACACTTGCGGTGATGATGACAATCTTCTTGAGCCTAGGCGTCAGCAGAGGGGTTCTCTTCTCGATAACGTAGATGGTCTCAGGGGTTTGAATCGTTTCGGACTCGGACATGGTTTTTCCTCTCAATAGGGGTCTCATCATAAGGGTTGTATATTTCGCGAAGCTACGCCGACGGGACTCCTTGCGGAGAAACGAAAGACACATTTGACAACACGGCCTTTTCTCCAATAATGCATACAATAGCACCGTTGGTAGTGTCGCCGATGACAAAATTGCCAAGTTGTGGTCTGGCTCTCATTATAACATATGTAATTATTGCAAACCCAACGCCTGTTGCAAGGCTAGAATATAGCGTCTTATGCTGTTCGACATGATCAGTGACATCATTGGCAACTTTATACGTCCTAACACGATCAACAAGCTTACTCATAATTATTACTTATCCAATCCTTCACTAAGGGTGCAGTCCGGGCAGTCAGGATACCGATGTACATGCAACTCGATTTGGCCGAGAATGGTCTGTTCGCTCGCATATCGGAGTTGTCGTCGGGACCAGTCTTCGACCCACTGGTGATCCTCCTTCGCCTTCATCCAATCTTTTACTTTCTCATAGTTCGCGAAATGTACAACGTTCCAACCTGCTTCCAGCAGCCTCTGCACTCGCTTACGTTCTATCTGCGCCTCGGCCAATCTGACAATCATCGCCTCGTAGTCGATCATGAAACCTACCCAATCTTCCAATAACTTCTGATTGGGACAACGCTGTAGTCGATTGAGAGACAGGGTCTGCCATCATCAGTAAGAACCGATGAGAATCTCAATTCGAGCAATCTGTCTAAGTTCCATCCCACTTCATCAGACTGTGCTGTTGTTGGAAGATCCATCAAATTGTAGAATTCACTTAAAGAGGCTGAAGAACCAGTCAGAATCCGATGATTTATATCGTTTTGCGCTTTCTTTATGTTTTCCATGGTACTTTTGAAGTATCTTCCTGTAAATAACTCGTAGCAAAGAACCTCCCCTGACCCTGTAATGATGACTGAGCTCTCGTGCGGAGGATCTTTATTGACACGATCTTGTGCAATCTCGTCTCGAATGTTCTGTTCCTTACCCTTACCAAGTCTATCAAACACTTTTTCTTTGTATTCAGTAAAAGCGCGATCGGATATAGTGAATGCCGCAGCCATCGCAGCCGCGCGTTTATCACTAACCCGGTTAGCAGCAATGATACTGACAATCGTCGTAACACTCGTTGTGGCCGCCGGAATATAAAGAGTCCAAACAAGCTTAATCTTATCCTGTAGCTTAAAAACGGGTCGATCAAATGGGGAACGTTGGAGAATCTCCTCTTCTCTAGCAATGAGCTCAGCTGCACGGAATGACGCTTTCCCAGCAAGATATGCCGTTACCAAAGTTCCTGTAACACCCACAGTAGTCAGAATTGTAGGTGCGTTGTCTGAGATAAATTTTTGAATCCTGGAGGAAAAATCAGTTGAAATCATCGGCGCCGCATCTCCCTGACGAATATCCAGACCAACCAAAAACCACAGGTAAGGCAGATCATAAACACATCACCTAGAAAATTTAAAAATCCATACTCTTTAGAATTCATTCGGATCTCCTCACATTTGGAATGGACAAAAAAAAAGAAGAACCATCTGGATTGATGGTCGCTCTAGGAGCATTCTTCTCATTATAGGCCATGTATTTCTCGCGAAAAAATAGAAGAAGAGTTTTAGCCGAATCCATTTGTGTTCTGCTACGTATTCTTTCGAATACTGGCTATCATAAATCTATTACGGGGTTACCGGCTTTTCAATCGTCCTTATTTGGTATGGCGATTTCTCTTCTCATTATATGCTATGTAGTTTTTGCGAAAAAACAAAAAAAGAGAAGAGGTAGTGAATCCAACTAAAATTCACTCGTTAACTGTCTGTTCATTCCGTGACAGCACATTGGCCAGGACTCGAACCTGGACATTAGTGTCTCAATCTCCTTTCGGAGCTCTTCTCATTATAGGCTATGTAATTTTCGCGAGTAAAAAATAGTTTTTCAGGATCTACCCCCGGGGAATTTTTGAGATGAAAAAAAGAAAAGGCGTATAGATTTTACTTACTTTCTACACGCCTCTTCCGTCTCGCCTGTTAATGGTCAACTGTTACCGTAGTCTCAGCACCAAACTTAGGGCTTTCGAGGTCAGAATCTCCATCTTCTCATAGTTCACAATCAGCAAGATTCCAAGGAGGTTTCCTGCAACGATCACCAGCGTATCTGGGCTTACTTGCGGAGGAAGATCAATCTTCTTCAGCTCATATAGCTTAACCAGCTGGTCACACATTGCAGAATACTCTTTGTTATCTGGTGATGTAGTGGACATTTGAACTAGAATGTCGTTAATGGCCTTCTCAAGTCCTGTTTCGTGCTCAGTTCTTCGAATAAGCATGTTGTTCCTCTCAATAGGGTCTCATTATAGGCCCTGTATAGCCCGCGAAAACCTATTGAGGATTTACCTTGAATATGACTTCGTTCTTACCAATCAGATCTTGCGGATCGGAGTTCAAATTGAGCGAATATGTCTGTGTAAGGGGGTCTTTCTGTACGACATCCAGACTCCCATCAAAGCGATCATCACTCTTATAATAAGAATGACTAGAGAACTCAAGGATTGCTCCTAAAAATACGTTTATAGCAGCAATTGTACCGATTACCTGTTGCCCATTTGACAGATCCCAGATCTGAGCAATGACAAAATATAACGTTCCAAGACCAGGAAGAACTACGATCGCCAAAAACTTGAGAAAATTATACGTTTTATCACTCATGTTCTCTCCTACTGTGATTCTTTCCAGTCTTTGTTTGATTTAATCCACGGACGGGCCAGTTTCCAGACATCATCAACCTTAATATAAGGAACTGCAGCCTTGTATACGGCTTCTTCCTTGATTAAAGCTCCAGCAATCATTTTTACAGTGACAGGACCCGTAAAAGCACTCCAACCATAGATGTTTTGTGCTCTCGTCCAGAAATGATAAGGAACTCCTGGTGTTAACCTAATCAAATTCTTAGGTGGATTACCAGAGAGAATTGTTGTATTATCTTCGTCCTGTAAGGTTGTTCGATAATGCAACTCATAATTAGTAATAGGAGATCCACCAGTTCCATTGGGTGTCCAAGATGCTGTTGCAGTATCTTGTGTGACGTCAGATATAATAGCTGCTGATGGAGGAAAAGGTACCCTCAGTTGTGTCCAACCGAAAGGTCCAGCCCAAGGACCCCACCCGTGAACATTATGTCCTCGAGCCCAGAACCAATATGCTTGTCCTGGTGTCAATCCTGTTAGATTGTTTGTACCATTCGAGAAGTAGGTCCATTCAGGTCGTCCACCAACTGAGTTGGTGTTATAGGTCATCTGCCATTGATCAACTGTAGCCCCACCACTACCTCCACTCGAGAATTGAGTGCTACAGGTAGTATTCGTTATATTGATAACTCTCAGATTTATTGGTTTTGGTGGTACTGTTGATCTTTGAAAATAACCGCTAAGACTTGCTGGTCCATCAAATCCTCTGGTGTATGTTTCACCTATCCAGAAATTAACATTTTGAGAACCAACAATGTTAAGCATTCCTATACGACGCCAAACCTCAGGTACAGGATAATCAAACCTTAAATTATGATTCGTCGTGCCATTAGCAGTATATCCCCACGGAATGTTATAACATCTGGTTAAAGGCCCAGATTTAAGCCAGAATTCAGCAATTGTACCAGTATCTCGAAGCATCATTACTGAAGTGCCCCACTCACCAAGGGTTTTTGTATAATCAACCATATCTACTCCACAATTTTGAAGTAGATATCGCCATTACTACCACCAGTGGGATCAGTACTCCCTGAACTAATTCCAGATGCTGATCGATATCCTGCTTTTCCTTTTGGAATAAGTAACTGAGCAATAAAATCTCGAGTACGATTAATTTCACGTGCTCCCCAGCGAACTCGCCCCTCTTCTCCCGAATCAGGGACAATGGGATATCCAGCTTCTACTGCATCATCACCAACGGCCATTTCACACCTCCTTCGCTAAGGCACATCTTCCCATTCTTCATCGGTCATGTCGGACCATTCTTCATCATAATCCCAAGCCAACCAGGTACCTTGCATGATGAATTGATTGAGACTTAGAGTTGGATATGTCCGTTCTCCTTCTGCATCAGATACAAATATTTGTTCAGTAACTTGTAGGATAGATATGGAACCATCCAAGCTCTGCATCTCAACGAGATCACCCAAAAAATAATCAATATCGTACTTATACTCGATGTTACGACTCAATTCCCCGTCATATCCGGCAAATACTTGAAAATTACCTAATTGACCTCGTCCACGAAAAAGAAGCAGAAGTTCGGCAACCTCAGGATCTGGATCATCGATATCATCTGCTCGAACATAGAGAATCTTTCTATCAAATCCAGAAATATCAGGATCGACATTAACTGGGATGTATATTGCTGTTGCTGTAGGACCATAGACATAAGCTACATTTTTGTAATTCTCAATTGTTTTAAATTCGGTCGTATTTTTCAAATTTTCGAGATCTGGACTAAATATAACAGCAGGATGGACACTCTGTCGGCTTGTTCTATCATTTCCCATGTACACATCAAAATATAGGTTCGATGTATCTAAATCTCTAAGAATACGGAAACCCATATTATAAATTTCACACAGATCTTTTATTCCTAAGTAAACACTTCTCGGTTCAGCAAATATTGTAAGAATCTCAGTAGGCTCTGAAACGGTACTTTGTGGGAATATGCTTCCTTCAATGATGGGAAGGATATCATCTGTAGAAAGAATTCCTTCAATACAAATATCATGAAAGACTTTTCTAGCAATCTCTGTTGCTGTGCCAATTAAAATCCATCGGCCAGGTTCAGGCGTAACTGAAATATCAGCAGCAGCCAATCGATCATCAAGAATTGCCTCGAGGGAACGACCTTTGACGATAAGATTGGATTTACCTTCAGAATCGGTTTTATCTTCAACCGTCTCAATAACCATCACACGATATGATTCGTTCATAGCCAATCGTTTACCTATTTGGAACAGTTTACGATTCGAGGAGTTAGAATACAAAATTAATTGGAAATCTCCCCAAGCAGATAGACGTTCTGTCCAGATGAGTGATTCAAACTTATCAACAACAGTTTCTCTTCGAAACCGATCATCCAAGACATAAACTTCCATCACAAACCCCCATACTTTGTAGTGTATGTTATTGCGTATGGGATTGATGCTCCTGAAATATGAGCTCTGAAATAATTTGTACCCGGAACAAGTTCTAACCAAGCTGACTGTGCACTTAAACCATACAGAAACGAAGACGTCGCATTAGATCTGAGGAGCGTTATAGATTTAGCTCCCACAATGGTACTAATCGTCAACGTGTCTCCAGCCAAAAATCCGTTATTGCCACCCTTGTCGCCCGAAATATCCATAGAATTGACTAATCCGTCAGGAGAACGTAAATATAGCGAAAGCTCATGAACAGTACGATCGATGTATAGTTCAAACACAAAACCAGTTTCAACCGTTCCTGAATATGTTATAGGTATCTCATTGGTTGTATGTACAGTTGAATCATTCAAAACGATCGGGGTTGGGATGAAGAAGTCGGGATCAAAGCAAACGATCGATACATAGACTTCGGGTTCTTTACTAAAAAATAGAGTTTCAAACGTTTCTACTCTTCCGTTAATATCTACGGTTAGACCGTCACTCATAAAAAAACGTAGACGAACGGATTGTTTCGGCATAAAATATTCATACAATCTTGTACGAACGTCTCGAACCGAGGTGTTAATATAATCCGGATCGAGAACAAATTTCAGTTTGATGTTACGAAAGTCTCGTCTGCTTGTATGGTACTGTTGTCCATCCATTTGAGCGAAACTAGAAGATACAAGAATTGCCTTGACCGGATCAAGTCCTTCGATCTCAGCCAGGGCAATCCCGTCCGTAGGATATCGGAGTTCTAAATTGAGTTGAGAACCCTGAAGAGTATAAACTTCAACTCTTGTCAACATTAAGTCTTCAGAGCTCCTCTCGCGACAGACAACTGATTCTTAGTTTGGCGATAAATCTCTGCAGGAGAAAGGGCTTTAGGCGATGTGTTATATTGTTTGAACGAAAATACTTCAGTAGGTGCAACAGAAGCCTGCAAAGTAGCTTGCAGAGTGGTTGGTGCTTTCGCTCCCGCAGAGACACTTCTAGCCACGGCATATGTCGTATCTACAATCATAGGTTTTGCAGCCAAGATTGAATTGGCTTGTATTGCTCCCTTACGTACATTTGACAAATCTAGAACAGGAGTAATAACAGGCTGCAAATCCATATTACTGCTCTTTATAAGTTCATCAATTCCTGATATAGATTTCTGCAAAGCAAATATAGCCTCTTTACCGACATTCTCTGCGGATTCAGCTACTTTAGGAGTCAATGACTCGAGCCCAACAGCGAAACCTGCACTGGCACATTCACCAATTTGCGCAAATCTCCGTGAAGGAGAACCAGGAAGCAACCAATCCATAGCAGCATTGAATGCATCTTTAGCCACTCCTATGGCAGCATCTCTAACCCTACTGGCTCCAGCCCAAAGACCACTAGCCAAACCACTAATCATAGAAAGAGCTAGATCTGCACCGGCTTCACCCAACTCATCCGAATTATTATCAATTGCAGTAGACAAGCCTTCAATAAACTTAAGAATAAGATCAACACCAGATTGGATGATTCGTGGAAGGTTATCGCCAATACCCTTAAGGAATGCCACAATGAGATCCGTAGCTGCAGTGATGATTCCTGGTAATTTCTCAGCCATACCCTCCAGAAGCTTGGTAATCAAATTTGCACCAGCAGCGACAAGCTTGGGCACATTCTCAACAAGGAATGCTAAGAATTGATCAAGCAATGTCTGCAAGGTACTAAGGATCTGCGGCGTTATCTTGACGACAGCATCCAACAATGATTCCAACACAGTCACAAATGCCTTGGTTAGTGCCGGACCACCAGTAGATATAACCTCAGCAAATGCTATAATGCCTAGTCCCAATTGCTCCATAGCGAAAGGAATTAGTTCAAGAAGTGCCTTGACGGCATCAATAATGGTATCTACTCCGGCATCAAGTGCCGCTGCAAGTGCGCTGAATCCAATCGAGAACATCAATATACCAGCACCGGCAAGCACCATACCGACACCCAAAAGCGCAATGGCAATTCCAAGACCTATCAGAGTAGGAATAACCGGAGTAAGAAGAGCACCAGCAACGCCCAATACTATGAATAGACCAGCCAAAGCGCCAAGGCCCAGTAGAATCTCAGTCCACTTCATATCGCCCAGAGTAGTAAGAACTGGGGTCAAAACAGCCAAAGCTGCAGCGGCAACCAAAAGAGCCGCAGAACCGGACAAAGTACCCGTCATCAACATCAAACTAATAGCAATAATACCAAGAGCACCGGCCATGGCAACAAGACCTCGTGAGATCTCATCCCAATCCATATCGCCCATCTTATCCATTACATCTGCAACGATTTCAAGAGCTGCAGCTGCGATAAATATGGCGGCAGCAGACAGAACAGAGCCCGGTGGAAGAAGACCCAAAGCTATACTTATAGCCGTCAAAGAACCGGCCATGGCAACTAGTCCTCTAGCAATCTTCTCCCAGTCATAATCACCCATCTTATCCATTACATCTGCAATGATTTCAAGAGCTGCAGCGGTTATTAATATAGCAGCAGCAGATAGAACAGATCCTGGAGGTATCAGTTTGAGTGCTCCAGCCATAGCACCAAGACCAATAGCTGTAACAACCAAACCCTTTGCTATATCTTCCCAAGAAAGATCAGCAATCTTCTCCATAGCCATAGCCAGAATATAAATACCTGCAGCCAATAGGAGCAATCCTGCTCCGGAAGAAATTCCACCTTTATCGGCTTGTGAGAATCGAGTAAATAACCCAAGCTCAAGAAGAAGAGCACCGACCCCGACGAGGCCCTTGACGAGCTTGTCCCAGTCCATATCGCCCAGTTTATCAACCGCCATCACAAGAATATTGATTGCTACTGCAAGAAGGATAAGAGCAACAGAAGAACGAATCATTCCGCTAGCGTTCTTATCCATTTCCTTAGTAGCAACAATAAGAAGTCCGATTAGAATAGTAACACCAATCAAACCCTTGGCTAGTTCATCCCAGTCAAGTTTAGCCAATTTGCCTACGGCGATAGTAAGCAAATCAATAGCAATTGCAAACAGAATAAGAGCAGCCGCAACGACAGGCATCTTGGCAAAGCCTTTAGATGAAGAGACCTTCTCCATTATCGTCATTGCTGCCAACAACTGCACAAAGAGTACAGACAGAGCAGTAATAGCTTTTGTCAGCTTATCCGAATCAATCAGAGATAGAGCTACGACCGACAAAGTAATCAAAGCTATAGCGCCGCCGATTTTGAGCAGGGCATCAGCTTTAAGTTGCATCTGCATCGCTGAAAAGACACCAGTAAGGCCTTCAAAAGACTTCTTAATTGACCCAAAGAAACCGCCACCAACATCAAATTTGAATCCATTTGTGACGAATTTCTTAAGCAGAAGCAATGCTCCAGCTAAAAGACCTGTATTCAAAGCATCTAGAGCAAGACTGAAGTTATCTCCACTGAATGCATCAGCAAGACTACTTCCGAATTGGGAGAAGAATTCTCCGATAATATCAACCAAGGGAGAAATTGCCTGATAGGCACTCTTAAAGAATCCAGAAACCTTGTCCCAAACCTTGCCTAGAGCCGATCCGACTTCAGTTAATTGGCCAAATCGATCAGAAATTCGATCAAGCCCGCCGGTCTTAGCACCCTCGATACCGTCAAAGAGTGCCTTTATCCACTGCCAAAGCTCTTTTATAGCTTGAATCGGTATAGCAACGACTTTTCCAAGACCTTCAAAGAAGCTATGAAGTCCTTCACCACTCTTAATTGCATCATGAACCCTAACAAGGAAGTCTCCAACTTTCGCAGTGATATCTAGGAAACTTCCACTACCTTCAGTTACAGTTCCGAACAAACCAAAGAGTGTTCCAGCCAATTCTTTGATGACCATCCAACCGATACCAAAGATAGCGAACACACCTTTGAAAGTGCGGCCAATTTTCTCGGCCGTTTCACTTCCTATTTTGAGCTTTTCTGTGAAGTCTCGGAACTTAACCGTCAAGTCATAAAGACTCTGACCGGTCTGCGCTGGAAAGATGTCTCTAAATGCTTCCTTGATTGGAGCGATGACTTGACCAAGAGCTTTGAAAACATTACCGATGCCTTCGATGAGGACGGTGCGTCCCCCCAGCTCTTTCCAGTCACCCAAAACCTTGTTGCGTGCTTCAGCAGAACGGGTGATGAAACCACCGACGACATTGTTGACGTTGGTCCAAAGTTCTTTGGCCTCGTCAAAGTCGCCTATAAGGAGTTCCCAGGTCTTAGCCCATCCGGACCCTGCTGCCTCTTGGAGGGTACCTACCAACTGACCAAAAGTCTTTACCTTGGTGGCCGCATCCTTAGCCGTCTGACCCATCTTGAGGATGCCGGCGATTTGCTCGTCATTGTAGCCCATGGTCTTGAGCTGTTGTTCATTAAGGTCACCAGTAAACTTGCTAAGGGTCTCAGTAAGGATGTCTGAAGTAAGCCATCCTTCTTGAAGGGAGTCTCGAAAGGAACCGGAGTCAGCGATTATATCATCGATTGCTACGCCATGAACCCGAGCAGTCTCCTTTATAGCATCCTGGAAAACCTTACCACCCATACCAGCATTTACGACAGAGTTCCAGTCCATAAGACTGACTTTACCCGTAGCAAGAGCTTGAGAAAGCTGGTACATCGCAGTAGAGGCTTGTTGTGCATTTGAACCTGAAACTGCAGCGAGATTTGCAATACCCTTGATTGCCGAAGTCGAAGCTTCCAAACCAACACCAGCAGCTGTGAACGTACCGATGTTTCGAGCCATCTCACTGAAGTTATAGATGGTTTGGTCTGAATACGTGTTCAGTTCACCAAGAGCCGCATTGACATCATCTAAACCTTTGTTTTCCCACTGTGTGTTTGACAGAATAGTTTGAATTGAGTTTAGATTTGTTTCGTACTCCTTCAAACCGGCAGCGACAGGATCTACGCTAAAAGATTTTGCCATCCTAATACCAGCATCTACAGCCTTATTAACAATAGTTGCAAATGCTGTAATGGCGATAGCTGTCATAGCCGTAAATCTAGAGGCAACACTATCAATACTATCGGATATATGTTGCAATGATAATTTACTTGCTGCTTGACTAACATCATCTATACCTTTGGTGGCTCCCTGCAGCTGAAGTCCTTTGTTGAGAGCCGCGAGAGAATCCATCGTAGCTTTAATTCCACGTTCGAATTGCGCATTGTCAAACTTCATTACGACTACGCGTTCTTCAACCTTACTCATGCTGAGGTCACCGCCTTCCATACATCTTCAGAGATCTGATCAAATATGGGTTGAATTGCTGGATTTATAAAATCCCGTCCTTGAACATAGCCTCCTGTTCCTGTACCATAACCGTATTGAAGCATTATGACTACAGGAAAACCGTTCTCAACATCTGAATTATACCAAGCAATTTGAAAACTGTTTGAACTACTACTTACTTCATAATACCAAGAACCAGCAGCTAGACCAGTCTCTTGGGGAGTAACAGATTCTAAAGCAGTCACTCCTTCTTGACCTTTGCTGTTAAGAATTCTAGTAATATCAATCTTTCCTAGATTGGTTAAAAAAGATTGAGTCTTATTGAAGGAGCCATGAGATTCGACAGAAAATACCACGTCAACTATGCCTCCAACATATAATGAAGTCCATCCAAACTGACCCAACCGATTGAACCTACGTGAACAAGCAGATTAGGTTGAGATATTTCTACACGACCGTACACTTCTGAGGTTGCAACCGGAGCAAGCAAACTATCAACATCACATTTGTCTCCTGATCCCCAGTTGTTTAAAACAACAGGAGGAACAGTACCACCTCTAACCAATCCACGAATATGTTGAATTCCATCCGGTGCAGACCATACACCTATAGAAGGAAACACTTCTGGATTAAAGTTATACCAATCATTCAAAAGATTCGGACTGCGCCAATTAGATTCTGGAATTGCTGCAACTGGTAAAATATGAATCTGACTAATCGCAGGAGAAAATGCCGATCCAGTTGGATTCCTATCATAGAAGAATGTACACGCAGAAGTTTCTGGATTTTTATCATTTACTGCAGCAAAACGCATAGTTGCTATTCTCTTAACAGTATTTGACATAGGCATAACTTGATGGGTACTGTAAGCAGGAGAATATGGAGCTGGAAGTCTGAACATCTCCAATTGACCTGCCGGAACACTGCCGTTGTATTGAATCAATCCTCTCAACCAAACCCGGCCAAGTTGATCTTCCCAATAACCCAACCTTGGCCATGATGCGTTGGTTAATCCTACATCCTTCCAATTTCCTACAGGTGTAATTGTTGTCCATGCGCTGTTTGGTGCTACATCTGCTGCTGGAAATATAATCATGTTCATATCAACAAAGTCTACAGAATTAGAACCCGTTCCATCAAATATGATATCACCATTTGTTTCAACATTAATTGTCGTTCCCATTGTATTGTTATCAGCACAACCAACAAATTGTAGTTTGTCTGCAGGTCGCATTCCCTCAGGCAAATTTGCTATAACCGTGCCACTAGGAGGAACCCCTGTTCGTTT